GGGGACCACTACGATTTATTCCAGGCGTTGTTGTTCAGTGGTTCTGTGAGGACAAGACGAAATGACGCCTTCGGCTGTTGCTTTATCGTATAGCGCTTATATTGTGTTTGTTAATTACGCCGGAGCGCACTGGCTGTATCATTTCTTGCCTTTCGGTATGCTTGTAACGTTCGCTCTGTACGAGCGTTTCGTCGAGGAGGGAGAATGACTCCTTATGATGATATTGAAGCGGTAGGAGCAATGGCGCTTTGTGCTATTGTTGCTGTTGTGGCTTTTTATGCGCTCATTATTTGGGTGGGCTGGTGACGGCCGGGCCTCAGAGGGTATTATCTTGATCTTAACTTTGTTCGAGTTTCTGGTTGTTTTGTTTGTTTCTTTGGGCCTTTGCGCAATTCTTTGGTTTTTAAGAGGTTTGTTCTTTGGCCACTAAGGATGCTGATTATTTGTCTCGTTTTGTGCGCGAGTGCGTTGATCCCATGGCTAAAGTTAGTTGGAATGCTACTAAGCTTCCTCGGAAGGACAAAGACAAGGGGTGGACTGTCGCTACGGCGCGGACCACTTGTTTTCTTTGTTTGTGGCTTTGGGAGCGCGGTTATTTGTATGCTTGCGAGGTTAAAATGAAAGGTCGTGAACTTAGGGCGGATATTCTTGTTCCCGAGCTTTATGGGAGTCAGGTTATTGAGATCGTGGATAGTGAGGGAGAGGATAGTTTGAGGGCCAAGGCTGCTAAGTACGAGGCTTTGGGCGTTGTTATGCTTCCCGTTAAGGCAGATTTTCGTTCTGCTGTTGATTCTATTAAGGCTGCTAATGGCTTAAAATAAGAAGCTTTATTAATAACTAATTACGCAATAGTAATTACCTTGAGTAGGACGATAGTAGTACAAATAAGAGAATACCCGCACAAGAAAGGCAGCAAAAGCAAAAGCCTCAGCCTAAAAGACCACAGCGTCGAAGCGGCCGCCACGAGAATAATTGATTTGTACTGGCGTCTCGAAAAAGAAGAACACAAATGACAGATTACCGCCCTCTTACAGAAAAAGAAGCCGAAATATACCGCCGAGTAGCGAAGGAAGAAAACGACAAAGAAAAGATACTCCTATGGGATATTGAAGCTACTCAAGCAATGCTGGAAAGAGGATTAGAAGCACAGTACTTAGCCCAGCGAAGAAAAAACGAAGCCGCCCTAAAGAGCATGAAAAACGATCTTGAACAAGTCCGGTTCGTGCTTAAAGACGCGCTTGACAAGCTCGAAATGGGAGTTCCAATAAAAGACTCAGTAGACCTAAGCGACGATAACGACGAGGACGAGTAAATACCATGGCCGAAACAAAAGACTTCATAGACGTAACAATACCAACAGCCAAACAGAACGCACTTAAGGAACTCCGCAAAATAGAACAAGAATACACAAAAAACGGAAAACCATTCGACCGCTACGGCGCAATGATGGATTTCGAAGACCTGTGCATAGACCACCAGAAGAAAGTAGAACGAGCAGTACAAAGAAAAACAGAAGTGCCCGCATTTAAGAACACACTAAACTGGGAAGACTACGGAAAGCCCAGCAGGTTCAAGCTACTCAAAGAAGAAGAAGAGTTCTTCACCAACACAAAAACAGGACACGTAATGCCACAAAAAGTCATCTACAAGACATTCCAAGCCGTAAGCGGCGGCAATTACAAAGTCCGCCAAAAAGAAAACGAAACAGAAACAAAGTAAATACCCAACACAGTGGCCACAACAACAACACAAGAGGTAGAATACCAAGAAATAAAAAACCTCAAAGAAGACGCAAACAACCCAAACAAAATGAGCGAAGCGCAAATAAAAGCGCTCGCAGAAAGCATAAAGAAATACGGCTTCGTCGTCCCGATAGTAACAAACAAAGATCTGCTCATAGCCGACGGCCACCAGCGACTAAAAGCGGCGGTATCCCTGGGAATAGAAAAAGTGCCAGTGATAAGACTGGAAACCGAAGAAGTCGACCGGGTAATACTACAGCAGGTCTTAAACAAGCTTAAAGGAAACCACGTAGAAGCTCTTGACAAAAACATATATTCCCAGCTTAATGAGCAAGACAAACTCGGCGAACTCAGTTTACTCACCGCGATACCAGAGCACGAGTTGTCAAAGCTTTTGCTGCAAGAACCAAAAATAGTGGCTGTCGATCCTGACGCCGTGCCAGACCTTCGAGAGACATCTATACAGCAAGGAGACGTTTTTGAACTTGGAAAGCACCGGCTGCTATGCGGGGACATAAAGGATTACGCGCAAATTAAAGCCTTTGTCGGTTCAGAGAAGATTTCTCTTGTGCTCACAGACCCGCCATATAACACTGGTATGAGCGCGAAGAAAGGCTCTACCTGGTTGAGTCATATGTTTAATGATAGTTTTGCGCCTGGGGAATGGGAAAAACTTATGCAGTCGTCTCTTTCCGTTTATCAAGAAACGATGGACGAAAACTCCGCGATATACTTGTTTCTCGACTGGCGGAGGATGCACGAGCTAATACCTTTATTTAAGACGAGTTTTAGCTTTTCCAACCTCATTGTGTGGGACAAAGTGGTACACGGGCTCGGCAGCGATTACAAGTACACGTACGAATTAATAGCGGTTGGGAAGAAAGGAAAACCGCAAATTCACACGCATACAGGAAACGAATATCAAGATGTGTGGCGCGTACAAAGAGAAGTTGGGCGTAACGACGAGCACGCAACAGCAAAGCCAACTCGTTTGTTAACAATCCCCATACGCCACGCAACGAACAGAAATCAAGTCGTTGCTGACTTCTTCGGGGGTAGCGGAAGCACGCTTATAGCTTGCGAGCTCACAAAGCGGCGTTGTCTGATGGTTGAGCTTCGTCCGGATTATTGCCAAGTAATAATTGACCGTTGGGAGCGGTTCACTGGTATGAAAGCCAAGAAAATTGCGTGAATAATGGTGTTTCCCGATCCTTTGCACAAGTTCCAACCTGGCCCTGCGCAGGTAGAAATAGCGCGTAAAGGCGGTAGTGTGGGCGGTCCCAAAAAACGTTTGGCGGCTAAGATACGCGAGCTTAAACGCAAGGGTATAAACGACGAAACTGTAGAGTGGCTGTACAATGCTTTGGAAAGCGACGAGATGAGCATGTACCAAGCGTTAGTTGTTGTTCGTAGCGTTGTGACCGAGGCTCGTTCTATAAAAGAACGCGAGATGGCCGCCCGTTTGCTTCTTGATTTTCATAAAATTAGACACGGAACAAAGGAATCCCATAAAAAAATCGATGTTACGAACAGAGAGATACATTTTGTTATAGAAACTTCGAACCCTGGGGTGCCAACAAATGCTGTCGACAATACGCTGGAAGCCAACGGACAAACAGCTATTAGCGTTCAATTACCTGAACGACGATAAAACCACCGAGGTTTTTTATGGTGGCGGTGCGGGCGGGGGGAAAACGTATCTCGGCTGTTTGTGGGTTGCTGTAGGTTGTTTGCGTTATCCAGGTAGTCGTTGGCTTATTGGCCGCGCTGTTCTTAAGCATCTTAAGGCGAGTACTTTGCTGACTTTTTTCGAGTTATTGAAGTCTTGGGGTTTGCAAGCTGATAAGGACTATTTTTATAACGCGATAGAGGGGACTATTCATTTTGGTGTTTCGGGCAGTACTGTTTATCTTGTTGATCTCGAGTTGACTCCCAGCGATCCCGAGTTTGATCGTCTTGGCAGTAGGGAGTATACTGGGGCTTTTATTGACGAATGCAGTCAAGTGTCTACTAAGGCCAAAAATATTGTTATGAGCCGTATACGCTTTAAGCTCGAGGAGTACGGCATAATTCCTAAGCTTCTTTTGGCGAGCAACCCGACAAAGAACTTTTTGTATTACGAGTTTTACAAGCCGTGGAAAGCTAACGAGCTATTACCGTACAGAAAGTTCATCCCTGCTTTGGTTGGTGACAATCCATACATAAGTAAGCACTACGTTGAGAACCTTAAGAAGCTCGATAAGATCAGCAAAGAGCGTCTTTTGTACGGCAATTTCGAGTACGAGGAAGACCCTTCTAAATTGTTCGAGTACGACGACATACTCGATATGTTCTCCAAACAACCAGTTTTCAACGATAAGGACCGGAAGTATTTGTCGGCTGACATTGCTCGTTTCGGCAGCGACACAACCACCGTTGTTGTTTGGCGCGAGTTCCATGTAGAGACGGTTTACCGCTGGGCTAAAAAAGACACTTTGTACACTATAAAGAAAATAGACGAACTCGCGCAGAAACACAGCGTCCCGAGAAGCCAAGTAATAATAGACGAAGACGGCGTAGGAGGCGGAGTTCTTGATGGATTACGCGGCGCCAAGGGTTTTGTTAACAACAGCCGCCCGTTTGTGAAGCAGAACCCCGCGGGGAAAAGAACCGCAGTGTATAATTACGGTAATTTGAAGTCTCAGTGCTATTTCGCGTTTGCGGAAGCCGCCGCCCAAAAGAAAATAAGCATATACCAAGGCATTCCTGTTGACTTGAAAGAGGCATTAATTGAGGAGCTGGAGCAGGTTAAACGCAAAGACCCGGACAAGGATGGTAAGGTACTTATAACTCCTAAAGAGCAAGTTAAAGAAAACCTCGGAAGAAGTCCTGACTTGAGCGATGCCTGCATGATGCGCTTTTATTTTGATGTTGTAGGCGTCCAGGGTTACAGGCCCCTTTTTGCGTGAGTGGTGTTCAACTGGTTAGCACAACCGCCTTCCAAGCGGTTTGTCCGCGTTCGAATCGCGGCTCACGCACTCCAAAGCCCCCGGGCCTCCGCCGCATAAATATATAAAGCACCAGCGCTCATAAAGAGTTTATTGTGGCGTTTACTGACATTCTAAAACGCAAACCCCGCGCAGAAGGAAAGCGGTTCGCCTTCGGGCTTACGCGCGTGCGAGAAAAAGGAGAAGTAGAAACTCCCGCGCAGAAATGGAACACAGCAGAAATAGGAGAGGAACACCCTTTCAACCCCAAACTCACAGAAGGCCTCGTAAAGAACTACGGAATAGCCGCGGGTATTGTTGACAAGTACGTTAATTACCTTTGGGGCCAAGGATTCTACGTCGAGTGCAAAGAACCAGGCGGAGAGAAAGCAGTCCAGATAATAAACAATTTTAACCGCGACGTAGGAATGCCTGTTATTGGACGGGCGTGGGTTAAGGAAGCCCTTGTAAAGCCAGGTGGTTATCTTGAGATAGAGGTTTCTAACAAGAAAATAAGCGGACTTAAGATACTTGACGGCAAGTACATGTATGTTAAGCGGGACAAACACGGTAAAATCCTTGGTTACACACAGTACTTCGGGGGTACTGCTAAACCAGTTCCTTTCAAAACCAACGAGCTCGTAGCCCTCCACTTTAACGTTATTGGGGACGCTGCCTACGGTTTGGGTATTGTTTGGCCCAACATGACCACGCTTAACGATCTTGCAGGTCTCGAGAAAGACATGCACCAGTTGCTTCACCGCAAAGCCAACACTCCTTTGCACGTAAAGATCGGGGCCGTTGGTTCTGACGGCACAATAATCGATATGCCCACCGAAGAGTCTATACAGGGCGTTCGTAATGATTTGGAGACTCTTACTAACAAGACGGAGTGGGTTACTGACGCTTCATGGAATATTTCAACTATTGACTTCGGGGATTTGGGTGACAAGTTCGAGAGTGCTATAAAGCACGATATTTTCCGTTTGGTTGTTGGTTTCAAGATGCCCGAAACGATAATGGGTTCGGGTAATATTGCCGAGGGTCTTGCTGATAACAACACTGAAGACTGGCAAAGAACAATAACCACTATGCAAGAACAAACAGAGTACGTTCTCGAGACCCTATACCGCAAAGTACTCCAACAAAACGGAATAGACATGAAAGTAGAAGTCGTTTGGGGCCAGCCTACGAACAAGGAAAAAACCGAACGAGTACAACAGCTACTAAGCATAATGGCCGTAGCACAACCCGCTCTACGATTCGAAGCCGAAAAACAACTCGCACAAATAATAGGAGTAGACCCCAAAACCCTCGAAACACCAGAAGAACAACGAGAAAAAGAAGAAAACTCCGAACAACCAAACGTACCAGAACAAAAAAGCTCCCAATCCCTGGGCGTGGCAAAAGAAACCCGCCTTCCTACGATCCAAGAAACAACAGAAACAAACAGCCACGCCGGGGACCCTTTTAATGAAACAGCCACAATAAAAGAATGGCTTGGATTTGACTACGTAGACTTCGTGAGCCACGTAATAGAAGCAACCAGAAAAGACGGATTCGACCTTTTACGGGCCATTGACGAAGCACAACAACAAGCAGGATACTTAAGCTCTGAACAAATACAAAAACTACGAGAAGTATTCATAAAAGCATTCGAAGAAGGACACAGCATAAAAACAATAGCAGCAGAAATAAAAGAAAAAGTACAACCAGGAGACCTGTACGAAACAAACGAAGGAGAAAAAACAAAAATAATCAGCTACGAAAAAAACCGAGTAATAAACATAGCAAGAACAGAAACAACAAGACTCGCAAACCTCGGAAGCAAAGAATTCTACAAAAACAACGAAGTAAAACAATACAGATGGCTAAGCGCAACAGGAGAAAGAACCTGCGAAGAATGCCAAGCACTAAACGGAACAATATTCAACATAGAAGAAAAAGAACTACCGCCCAAACACAGCCAATGCAGATGCTCAATAACACCCGTAATTAGAGAATGACACCAACAGACCTAACAAACGGGCCGCCACTCTGCGAAGGAAAAAACAACTGCACAAACAAGGGGTGGATAAGCGCGGCAGGAAGATGGGTGTGCGCCGACTGCTACGCGCACTGGACAAGACACCAAGAAAAGAAACGCAAAGAAGCAGCAGCAGAGGCGTTCCAATGATAATACAATGCCCCGCGAAGGGCTGCGGGAAGAGTTATTGCTTGCGTTGCAAGAAACACGGTGTTGATTGCCGCTGCGGTGCTCTATGAACTTTCGCTGCCCGCACTGCCGCCGCGTGGTTACTTTTTCTCGTCTTTCTTCCGATTACGTGCATAATTGTAGCGATCTTCCGCGCAGTTCTGTTCTTGCTAAAGAAGACGTTCCGCGCGTAGGTACTTGGGTTGATGCTGATGGCGTTGTTGGTTCGAGCACGGACGATTCTAACGCTCTGCGGGTTGCTGGTTTCGTTGATAAGAAGATACTGACGGAGAGTCATGTTGACGCCCCAGCTCGTTTACCAGAATACACTCCCCGCGGAGCTTCGAAAGACACCACGCGCGAGCGTAACGTTTATACATACATAGATCTGAAGGAGTAGACTTATTGGCGGCCGACCTCGATCTCAAAAAGCTCGAGAGGATAGTCGCTAAACACGGTCTTTCTGCAGCGCAAGTTCACGGACTTATTGACCGAATACAAGCCCAAAGCGTGGCTGAGAACAGGGTTAAACACCACTGGGGAACTGGCAGAATTCGTATAGGCCTTTGCGGAGACGACCACATAGGTAGTCTTTACAGCGACCAGGCCGCTATTGATGACGTTTACAAACGCTTTAAAGCCGCTGGTGTCGAGGCTGTTTACAAAACAGGGGACATAACAGAAGGGTATGGTCGTCGTAAGGGCCACAGTCTCGAGTGTAGTTTGCATGGCGCTGACGCTCAGGTCAAAGGAGCGGCTGAGAGGATACCTGATATTGGGAAGCCTCAGTATTTCATAACTGGGGACCACGATGGTTGGCACTGGGAAGCCGCGGGCGTAGATGCTGGCAAGGCTTTGGCTAAAGAGCGTAAGGATTTGCATTATCTCGGGGCTTTTAACGCCACGGTGGAGCTTAGTCCTAAAACGACTCTTGGTCTCGTTCACCCTGCTACGGGCACTGCTTACGCTATTTCTTATAAGCCTCAGAAGATCGTTGAGGCTCTTAGTGGTGGTGAGAAACCCAGCATTCTTGGTATTGGTCACTTCCACAAAGCAGAGTATTTGTTCTATCGTAACGTGCATGTTTTCCAGACTGGTTGTTTGCAGTCTCAGACTCCTTGGATGCGTCGTATGAATTTGAGCGCTCACAAGGGCGCTTGGATTCTTGATGTTCATACTAAGCGTTCTGGCGAGGTTGATCAGCTCGGTATGGTTTTCTTACCGCATTACGAGTAGATACTTCTACGAATTAAGTATATAAACATCATACGAGAATAATACAAACGCACAAAATGGAACAGACAAAAAGAGTTCTGCACTTCATGGCGCCAACAGTACAGTGCGCCTTTGACGAAAACAACAAAGACTTCCTGATAACAGGAGAAGCCATACACGCAGTAACAACGCGAAACGGCCACACATTCACTGTTGAAGAGCTCCAAAGAAGCGCAGCAACACTCCAAAACAAGCCACTCCTAAAAGACCACATTAACAGCGTCGACTCAGTAGTTGGGAGAGTTACTAAGGCGGTTTACAACAACAACCGCCAAAGTATAGACTTCGTTGCTAAAGTAAGCGACAAAGCCATGCGAGAAAAAATATCGGCGGGAGACGTAGTAAACGTATCAGTCGGCGCAATGGTAGAACAAGTCGAAGAAGTAGAAAACGAAGGAACGTACACGTACACCCTCAAAGGAATAGAATTCCTCGAACTAAGCCTCGTAGCAGTACCAGCAGACCCAACAGCAGGGTTCAGCCTCGCACAGGCAATAATAAGCAGTTTCCACCCATCACCAGCAGCGGGGAACGTCTACGCAACAAAAAACAACTCCCCAGCAATAGTATCACAAAACAATACCACTCCTCCGGCAGTATCAGCGAGCCAAGAAGAAAACACAAAACCTCAAGAAGCGCCTGAACAAACAAACACCGGAGAGGAAGAGGCATCAACTATGGATAACGACAAAAGCCAAGAAGCGCTTATGTCCGCGATCTCCAAGCTCACGGATGCTGTAACCGCGATTAACGACAAAGTGGCCGCTCTCGAAACCAAGAAGGTTGAAGAGAAGGCGCCTGTCGCCGCCGCGCCCGCAGCCCCGGAAAGCAAGGGTCTCGTGGGGCAGAGCACGGAACGAAACGTAGCATCGACGACTATTTCACTTGTACGCACCGAAGGCAACAAGATCGGTATTGCTTACGAAGCATACGACCAGAACACCTTCAAGAACCTTGCACGCAGCGCGCCTGCGGGCTGGAGGGCTGAATAATGGCAGCGGGCCTCGGAAACCCCGTCGGAGCAGTTCAGATTGCTCCATGGGAACCTAAAGTATTCACTGCTTACGCGCGCCAGAACATCAGCGGCGGATGCCTCGTTTTCGCAAGCGGAGCAGCAGACGTTGTATCGAGCGGAACGAACAGCCTCGTAGCAACCGACATAAAGGTAGCAACGAACGCAAGCGGAACGAACTTCACAGGAATAGCACTCCAAAGCGCAGCAAGCGGATCGGCGATTCCCATCGCGCTCGAAGGAATATTTATCCTTCCCGCGTTCGGAACAGTCACCGCAGGAGCTCCTGTTACTTGCGAAGGAACGAACGCAGTCGCAGACGGAGCAACCGCAGGACAAGTCATCGGTAAGGCGCTTACGAGCGCGACAAGCGGCAACTATGCCGTTGTGTACGTGAGGGCTTAAAGATGAGCGAGCTTCAACACGTCAAAGAACTCCTGAACACGGGCTCAGGCACGGAAGGGTCCCTCCTCATCGAGAAGACCATCCACGCCACGCTCATCAGCGAAGTTGACAAGAATCTTATTCCGCGAGACCTCGCAGCAGTATACGTAGGACCCTCAGCAATCAGTGGTTCGAGCTACGACTTCAACCTCGAGGTTCCTAACACTGGAGACGTTCGTCTTACGGCAGAAGGAGCTGCTTATTTCATGGATAACGCCGATTACACGAGCGTTAACGTCCGTCCTCTCAAGTACGGCGTTGTTCTCCGCATTACGCGTGAACTCATGGAAGACAGCAAGTTCCCAATACTCCAAAACCAGCTTATGACGTTCGGTCGCCGCATGGCAGAGAACGAGAACAGTCTCGTTATCGCTGCTCTTGATGGCGCCGCGAACACACAGGCTGCAGGAGCTGCTGTTACGCCGCTCGACATTACGAGCATGCAGACGTACCTCGAGGAGAACGACTACGAAATGACCGACCTTTTGGTTGGTAACGAAGTCCTCCGCGACATACGCAACATAGACACTTTCGTAGAAGCAAACAAGGCAGGAGACAACGAAATCCTCCAGACGGGCTTTAAGGGAGTGCTTTATGGCGCGCGCGTCCACCGAGTAAGCACGAACGCGGGCATGACGACGACGAGCGCTTACGGCCTCGACCGCCGACAAGCTTACGCTATCGTTGAGAAGCGCACGTACACGACGGAAGGATTCGAAGTCCCTACGCATGATATGAGCGCCGCGGTTCTCAGCCAGCGTGTAGCGGTTGCACTGCTCCGTAGCTCTGCTGTTTGCAAGCTGACGAGTTCGTAAAATGGTATCTGACGGCCTAAAGCAGGAGAACTTCTGGGCGGGCACTGTCAGGGCGGACACTCTCAGCGGGACGAGCGCAGCGGTTACGAGCCTTAGCGGTACGACAGTAACTCTCGGCGGCAATCTCGTTCTCGGAGCGGGAAGCCCCTGGAGTGTCGGCACAGTAATACCCATGACGGCGCGCGGAATAGTTTCCGGCGGCATGTGGGTTGTAGGCAGCGGCAACGGCCTCGTCCTCGCAGCAGCAGCAAGCACGAAAGCACCTCTCGGCGTGGCCTTGAACACCGCAGCAAGCGGAGCGAGTGTTAACGTTCTCATTCACGGGATAGTCCCTATGATTGCGGACGGAACAATCGCTCTCGGCGGCGGTTGCATGGTCGGTGCTGGAGCAGCCCTTAACACGGTCTCTCCGCACGTAGCCGGTTCAGGCGTGCAGTTCCGCGCTCTCAGCACCGCTGGCAGCGAAGGCACTGTTTTCGTACTGCTGTAAAGAGCACCCGAACAAACAAAAAAATATTTTTTTACTTGATTTTTTTTGTGATCGAAAAAACGCCCGCCTGCAAAGGAATAACCTTTCGCAGAGCAAAATACAAGAGGATAAAAACAACCCACCATGGCAATCACCGAATACCGCTGGCAGAGCGGAGGCGACTTCTCAGTTAGTCTTGGAACGAGCGGGACTACTTCATACACTACGATACACCCCATACGCGGCTACGTGGAAGCGATCGAGTGGAAGACTTCAAGCACGGGAAGTCTTTTCCTTGTTGCGAGCGGCACTAACAGGGTTATTTACTCTAACAACACCCCGAGCGGTACTAATTGGCAGATCGCTCGTACATACGAGTACCCGAGCACTGGAAGTCCTTACGTAATGGTGCCTCGAGCAGTTCACGAACCGCTCGTTGTTACTATTTCAGGCACTCCAAGCGGAACTGCCACTGTCACCGGTCAATTCGTCATACGGTATTCGTGCTGACAGGTAGAGGCATTATGTCGCACCTGTGTATTCCCCAAGGAGGAAACGTACAACAGACTTGGTACGTTAGCGGCGTCCAGCTAAACAACGCTTGGGCGCGACTGCTCGGATACGTACACCCAGGGGCTGGTAGTCCTTACGTTTTCGACTGGAACACGAGTGGCGCGGGTCTGACGGTTACTGGGAGTACTTCGAGCGGAGCTAAAATAGACGCTTACATAACGGGGAGTAGCACTTCTGGTTTGACGACGCCTATCGGCGCTTGGAACCTCGTTGTTTGGCACACGAGCGGCACTAACACCGGGAGCGTAATAAAGTTTTACGACGCAGGTAGATTCGACGTAGTCCCGTACGCAGGAGGGTACTGAACCGTGGGTTGCTGCGACACAGTAACAATAGTGAGCGACAGCAACTCAGTAACAGTAATACCTACTTCCACGATCGTGACAGTTCTCACAGGCGGTTCTTCCGGCGGCGGTACTAACACGAGTTTCGTTAACGTTCCTGGAAGTAGCTTCACAGGAACAAGCCCTGACGCTGAAAGAACGTACACGTACACGAGCCCTCCTCTTCCTAACAGCGTTAGCCAGAGCGGCCGGTGGCTCAGCCCCGCGGAGTATGATATTGCTGGTAATGTTCTTACTATTCATAACCAGTTGTTCGATGATGATTATGTCGTTTTCGCGGTGAACACATGAAAAAAGTATTTTTCTCGGTCGTGGTTTGGGCAGTTCTTTTCTTGCCTTTTGTTTCTGCGGCTGACACAATACTGAGCGGCGACATAACGGGAAGAGGGATTTACCAAGCTTACAACCTTACTAACGTTAGTGCAGATCGTATTTGCTTGTCCCGCGATAAAACGCTTTGTATTGGCGATTGGAGTGAAGTAAACGGATCGGACGCTGCTTTGTATGCTAACGTTTCCAGCCTCCAGGCGAGCAATACAAGCATATACGCTTTACTTCTCCAACTCAGTTATAACGATACCAACCTTAACGCGAGTATAAACGCTGTTGACGATCGTGTTGACAGCCTCAACAGCTCGAAAGGAAACGTTTCGAGTACTAATGGTTCTTCTAATTATGTTGCTGTTTTTGATTCTTCCACTGGATTAAGGACTGGTAGTTTGTATGATAACGGAACAGCATTAGGAATAGGAACTCAGCAGATAAGCGCGGGCTCTCGGCTTACGGTTAATGGTTCTTTGTATATCCCGACTAACAACTTCCTTATTTTTGGTAACACTAACAACAACTCGAACACTTCAATAAGAAACAGCGGTGCGAACGCCGCGAGCATGGTTCTCACTGCTTCGGGAGGAACGTATATTTCTTCGAACACCGCTGTTGGTGCTACTTCGGGAAACCTTTACTCCCTCTTAAGCGTGTTCGGTACTTCTAACACCACTGGTGATGCTGTGTTTGCGAGCCGCGTGGGTGTGAACGTCTCCAGTCCTAATAATACTCTTACTGTTGTTGGTGAGCCACTATTCGTAGGCAACACGAGAGTAGCAGACGACAACACAGGACAGTTCACTAAGAGAAGTACACTCGACGTTGTTAATAGTGGCGGAACGGTTGCTATGAGCATTATGCGAAGCAATACTTCCTATATCAATATATTCCCTCCGAGCGGAACACCGTTTTCGGCGAGACTCTTCACCCGTACAAGTCTGGCGCAGCACTGGCTTGACAGCACACAAACTGGAACTACTTACAGTCTCGGCGATACGGCTTTTGGCAGCGATAGCCTTCGTCCTGTTTTGTTTGTTGATGCTGACAGGCAGAGTGTTGGCGTTAACACTAACGCTACTTTCGAGAACTTCACAGTCACAGGCAACGTTAGCTTCAAAACAGGAAGTAACTCCACTTATTTCTACGCGAGCGACGCTAACGGAAGAATAGGTATAAACACGAGCGCTCCGATTAACACGCTCACTGTTGTCGGGGGCGCTTCGTTCTCCGACCGCGTTGGCGTTAATACTACTGCTCCTGACCGTGCTCTTTCTGTTGTTGGTGATGTAGGAATAAACACGAGCACGG